TTTATTATCTGTATATCCATAGTGTTTTTTATCATGAAACTCTAATTTTTCCATTTATCTTATCTCCTTTTTATGATACAATAAAAGAGAGTTTTATTTTATTAAAATTCTTGTTGTATCTCTACACTATCTAGTTTGGTCGCTTGTTAGTGTAGAGTTTTTATTTTGTCTAAATTGGTTGAATTTGACTAGTTTAAAAAGAAAAAGAAGCCTTTATCTAATGATACAAGACTTCTTCACGGTGGGCATAGCCCTCGAATCTAGTATCATTATAACATATATTTTATTTCTAGTAAATTAATAGTTGATTTATTGAATATTATTTAAATCAACAGTTAGTGATTCATATCTAGTGTAATCACCTTGTGTATATGGTGAATCTATATTAAGTGAAATATTTTTAATATCATTTACTTTAGATTTTTTTGCAATAAATAAAATAGTCATTTCTTTTTCTGCCCCAGGTAAATAAGTTGTTTCTTTCCAATTTGCTATATATTGATTTTGTTCAACCTGTTCTTTTGTATCTTTTATTAGTAAATGAGCAGTATTAGGATTTATATCAGCATTTTTAGTTAATTTATTCTCAATATTAATTCTTAGAAGTACAGATGTATATTCAGTATTTGCTTCTAATTTAGCAGATTGTAATCGTTGTGCATTAAAAGTATTATCAAATGATAATGTAGACAACTTGATTCCAGTTATAGTGACTTTGAATGCATTATTTTCTTTACTTACACTTGTATCTTTTTTAATTTTTTCTTCAGAATGAAGACCGCCCTCATTGATAACAGTGTTTTGTTTATCATTATTTGATGTTTGAGGAGTAGCTGTAGATTGAGTAGTTGTATTTTCAGTCTTTGATGAACAACCACCAACAATAATTGAAGTAGTTAGTATAGAACTTAATAATATTTTTACTTTCATTTTTTAATCTCCTTTAATATTTTATTTTTCAACAGGTGTAAAGCTATCTACGACTTTACCTACAATGTTGAAATAAGTATCTTGTATGTCTGATGTATAGATTATAATATCAGAGTATTTTTTATTTATAGATTTTAATACAAAACGATTTCCATCATTATATAATTTTTTTACATAACTTTTTCCATCATAATCGATAACATAGATGTCACCATTTATATTATCATAACCTTGTTTTAATAAAATTATATCACCATCTGAAAACTCTGGCTCCATACTATCACCAAATACACGTGTTGCCATGTCATATTGCATTAAATCTTCACGATCTGTATAGAATGATGTTACCTCATTATTTCCATAAGAATATCCAACACCTGCAGCAACTTTTTCAGTTACTAAGATTTCAGTTAATTCTTTAGGTTTATATTTTATAGAAACCTTCTGAACTGTACGATTCTGGAAATGAAGTAAATTTTTAGCATATTGATATGTTTTATTTTGATTTTCTTCGTTGAGCTTCGTAATGGTAGCGGTAATTTTATCAGTAAGAATATCGCTTGATGTATCTTCTGCAATACCCATAATATATCCTGGAGTAGTTTGTAATGCTTTAGCTAATGGTTCTAATATTGGAACTGGTAATTTTTCAATATTAGAATTTTCATATCTATATATAGTAGATCTATTTTTCCCAATAAGTTCAGCTAAGTCATCAGCAGATAAATTTAACTTAATTCTTAATTCTTTAATACGTTCACCAATTGTTTTTACCATATGATTCTCCTTTCTTAATATAATAATAACATAAATTCGCAAATTTGCAAATAATAAATTGCGAAATTGCGAAAAAAGGTGTTGACTTTTATTGAATGATATTATAAAATATATTTGTAGCGTAAATGCGACAAATAAAAATAGGAGGTAGTTATGATAAATATAAATAAGCTAAAAAAAGAAATAGCATTAAATAATTTATCAATTGAAGAATTATCGGAAAAAATTGGAATTGATAAAAGTACCTTTTATCGACGATTAGAATCAAATGGAAAAAAATTTACAATAGAAGAAGTAATTAAAATTGCTGATGTACTGAATTTAGATAGAAAAAAAGTGGATTCTATTTTTTTTGATATAACAGTCGCATAAAAGCGACAAAATGAGAGGGGATTTAACATATATTAAAAGTGAGAATACTATAGTAGGTGGAGAATATACAGACTCTGAAACTAGAGATACATTTGGTTTGAAAGAGGAAGAGCTAATTAGAAATGAGATCATTAACGTATTAGCAAAACACAATGTTCCATATTGGAAAGCTAAGGTAATCCTTGAAAGAGTTAAAGTATTTCTTAGAAAAGAAGCTGTGGTTCAAGAGATTAAATAAGGAGGAGTGGATGAGGATGGAAACAAACTATGAAAAAATTATAGAGAATATAATAAGAGGTTTAGTAAATGAGGCATTAATTAATAGTGAAACTTTTAGTGAAGCTAAATTATATATTGATATGAATGTTTCAAATACTGAATTGGGGTTAATGATTAAAAAAATAGCTCATGACAAAATAGAAAATTTTGCCATGAACCGAGAAATTAATGGTTAGACCTCAAAGCGAATTACTGAAGTGAAAGGAGTGGTAGAAATGAAAGTTAAAATTACTATTACTAATTTAGATGAGTATAAAGAACTTATAGAAAAAACAAAAATACAAGTTGAGAAATTAGAAGAATGTTTATCTCAACTTGCAAATTTTGAATTTGATGTACTAACCAAATAAATGGAGTGATAGAAATGAATATAGCTATAATAAGCTACAAGATTGAAAGTCTTGAAGAACTTAAGCGTAATAAATTAAGAGAGAAAAAATATTTTGTAACTTTGAATTTAAAAGTATCTAAGCTTGATGATAACCATATAATTCCTGATGAATTAATAAAGATATTAAATGATACTCAAGATTTTTATATGAAAAAATATAATAAGAAATCAGACATGAGTGTTGATATAACTAGTTATAAATTAGAACAAATCGGATATCCCATATCTATTAATTTTAAACCAAGGGAACACTATTTAACTCTGAATATAGAAATAAGTAATTATAACAATATTCTTGTTACTAATTATGTGAATCCTAAAGAACTAGCTAAAGTAGTAACAGACACACAAGAATTTTACGAGAAAAATTATTTAGATGATAAATAATGATTGATTAAATTAGAAGCTACTTGAATAGCTGAGGTAATTATAGCATAAATTAAAGAAAGGAAGGTGATCAACGTGATTTTTAACATAATAGAGCAAGATAAAGCATATGAAAAATTTTTAGAAGAACGAGAATTTTGGGTTTATGAAAAAGAATTATTGAAAAAAATTAGTATTTCAAAATATATGTTGAAAAAAATTGAACCTGAGATTATGAAACTTGATAATTCATATGAATTAATTCGTAGAGTTAATGATAGATTAAAAAAATATCATTATGGGAGAATTGAGATGTTTTTACATCTTTATAATGATTCTCAAAAGAAAGGAGCATAAATAAATGACTAAACTTAGAAAAAGAAAATTTAATACTTATTATTGGACATGTGTTGTTGTTGCAGTATGCATGCTAATACTTAGCAACATTGAGTGGGAAAGGATTTTAGCTGGACTTATGTGTTCAATATTTATTCCGTTTTATGCACTAGATGAAAGAGGAGCTTATGCATTCCCAGATGGTGATGAAGATGAATAAACTAAAGAGATTATTTGTTAGACGTGGATTTGAATTAATAGAAGGTATGAATGGAGAATTGCCAGTCAAGGCAACAATGCATAGTGCTGGTGTTGATTTTATTGCTAGTGCTGATATTGTTATCCCAGCTTTTAGATTTAAGAGTACAGCAACTTTAGTACCTACTGGAATAAAAGCTTTTATGCCTAAGAATGAATGCTTACTTATATTTGCTAGAAGCAGCTTACCTGTTAATTATGGCTTAATCATGAGTAATGGTGTAGGTGTAGTTGATTCTGATTATTATAATAATCCAAAAAATGAAGGACATATAATGTTGGAATTTAACAATTTAACTAATAATCATTTAACAATTAAAAAAGGTGAGAGAATCGGTCAAGGGATTTTCTATAAAATACCTAGAGTAAGTTATGGTGTGAGATTAAAAACAGATAAGCGAGGTGGAGGCTTTGGAAGTACAAACAAGTCAGAATAACAGTCAACAAGAATTTAATGAAATTCAGAGGAAAATGTATAGACATTTATATGATTATGGTGTATCGATAACACCTTATGTTAAGGAGGTGTTTCCACAGGGATTTAAGACTCATGAATTATATGAGGTGTTAGGTGCATATTTTACAGAGACAGCAAAATTATTAAAAATAGTGGAGGATGAGGAGTGATTATTTATGAATATTCCAAATTTCAGAGCTTATGTGGATAAAAAAATTTATAAAGTAGTCGGTTGGACTGGTGATTTTATCACGCTTAGTAGGAAATATGAAAGCAAATATGTTCAATCAATAAATGTAAAGAAAAATGATGTAATTATACTGTATGGCAGCAACCTTAAAGACAAAAAAGGTAATGAAATTTTTAGTGGAGATATAGTAAAAAATTCTGATAATGACACTGGGATAATAAGATTTAAAGATGGTACTTTTGAAGTAGATTTTAAACAGTATATTCCAGCTCAATTAGGATTAATAAATGATGATCTAGAAATAATAGGAGATATTCATAGAAATAAAAAGTTGCTTGATAAAATTATCGATAAAAATAAAAAAGTAGTTTGTATGAATAAAGTTGAAAAAAGATTGTCCAGAAAAAGGAAAAGAACGCCTAAAAAAGACGTTCAATGATTACTTAATTAAATTATATCTTAATAAATATAAAAAAGCAAGAGATTATAAACGTAAAGTAGGTGATAATTATGTTGCTATTTGATGAACAGCCAATAGTTTTTGATAGGACATTGGCAAGAGAAATAGGTGATAGACACGCTACAGTATTGCAGCAAGTTCACTATTGGATAGAAGTTAATAGGAAAAAGAAAAATAAAGAAGTCTATAAAGATGGATATTATTGGACTTACAGATCTATTAAGAAATGGCACGAAGAAGAATTTGATTACTTGTCATTCTCTACAGTTAGAAGAACATTCGATGACTTAATAGAGGATGGATATCTAATTACTGGAGAATATAATAAGTTCGGAGCAGATAGAACAAAGTGGTATAGAGTGAACAAAGATAAAATTAGTAAACTTTATGAAAAAATTACTAATGAAAAACATCTGTCAAATATGACAAATGCAAATGCTCAAAATGAGCAAATGGAAATGTCCAAAATGAGAAGTTCTGAAATGCTCAAAATGAGCCAACCTATACAAGAGAATAATAAGAGATTAAATAAAGAGAATATATCATCTCATCAATCAAATAATAATATTATATATGTTAACCAAAATGAAAAAGTGAATGAATTGAATGATTCTAAAAATATAAATGATAAGTCTTTTCGAAAGTACAACACACAGTACTTCAGAGACAGCTTTGGGTATTCCCGAGTCAGCAAGAATAAACAAGTAGAGCTTGATAAGTGGATTAAGTATGCAGTTGATATTTGCTTAATGCCTTCCGATGCAAAATTGTATGTTGGGAAAATGAGAGTAACAGCAGGAGAGGTTGCTAAAAGATTAAGTGAGTTGAGACATGAGCATATTCAATATATCTTTGATAGATTAAGTCAAGTTAAGTATCCTACAAATCATCAGAAGTATATACTGGCCGTATTGTACAATGCAAAAGAACAATATGAAAGTAGTAAGTCGACGTTCACTGGTGGAAGTAATAAGCAGGGACGCTATGTTATGCCTATGCCAGATTATTTACAAGAAAGAATGAACAATATGAACAATATAGGTAGGAAGAGTAAAGAAAGAATTGTTACTGAAGAAGATGAGGCAGCATATAATGCCTTAATGCAGGAATTACACGGAAAAGAACGTAGTGATGTTTGATGATAATTTCTAATTAGGAGGTTATCAATTTGGAGTTTGTTGAACCGTTAAGAACTCAAGAAGAACTAGATGCAATGAATTATTATTTTAAGAGTAGGAGTGAACGAGATTATTTACTTTTCTACATGGGAATTAATGTAGCGTTTAGGATAAGTGATCTATTGGGACTGAAAGTTGGAGATGTCAGAGGTAGAGATAAAGTCAGAAGACGTGAAATGAAGACTGGTAAGTTAAGAGAGATGATTATATTACCTAAATTAAAGCGAGTGTTAGATGAATATTGTGCAGATAAAGAGGATGAAGAATATTTATTCAAGTCAACACGATATAAGAACTCTAATAGGCCAATAACGAGAACACAGGCTTATAGAATACTAAAGACTGGTGCGAGAGAGTGTGGAATAAAGAATATAGGCACTCACAGCTTCAGGAAGACATTTGGATATCATTTCTACAAGGAAAGTAAAGATGTAGTTACACTGATGAAATTATTTAACCATCATGATCCTAGTATCACATTAAGATATATAGGAATTGAAAGAGATGAGATGAGTAAAGCTGTTAAAAAATGGGGTGGTTTGTAACCTCATTTTAAAAATAATTTCTAATATGTAACGATTAAGGGAAACATTACATTGTAAAAAATAGATTATATTTAAAATACTGGTAGTAGAGAGGTTAGAGGATATTTAACTGATGTAACACTTTATTAGATATGATACATATTTTTTAATAAATCAATCATTCAATCAATCATTCAATAATAAAAATTAAAGGAGAATAATAAATGACTAATAACGTAGTTTTAATAGGAAGACTAGTAAACAGATGATGTTATAGGTTTTATAGAGGATGAAGAACTAGATGAAATTTTAGAAAGGATATCAAGGTTAGGAGAAGATGGGAAAGAAAAGAGTTAGGAATACTTTTGGATATAGCAAACCTGGTCAAAAGAAATTAACTCGTAATCAGGCCGCTGAATTAGCATTAAGTGAAATCGAAGAAAGTTACACAAGACGGTTAGAAAGAGAAGTTAATCTTAAGGTTGCTGATTTTATAGGAGATTTTTGTCTAGCGTTAGCGTGGAGCTTGCGAGCAAATCATAATTATGGTGCAAAACGAATTGAAAGAACTATTAGAGAAATGTTTGAAGTTGTTAGTGATGCAAAAATGAAAGAAGCTGGTTACTTTTTATTTGATCTAAGTGAAACTAGAGAACAACTACTAGTTGAAACAGGATTAGATATTGAGCCAGTCATAATAGATGAAGTAAATAAACACCTAGAGAGGGCAAAAGAGTTCGCAAGAAAAAATGGAGTTTTCAAGGAGAAAGTGGAGGTATAGAAGATGAAAAAAGTAGTAAATATTAATGAGATGATAGAAGTTGTAAAAGAGAAAACGGGGTGGAGTGAAGTTATTCTAGCAATAGAACTTGGAGTAGGTTCACAAAATATTACAGCGTGGAAAAGAGGAAGAATCCCAAGAAGTAAAAATTATAAGAGATTAAAGGAACTATATGAGAGTTTAATCAGTAAAGAAGAGAAGATTAATAAACCAGATGAAAATAAGGATAGTGGATTGGGACAAGAATTATTAAATAAACTTGCTAAGGCTGATGAACGCTTAAATAAACTTGCGAGTGATCAAGAAGTTTGCTATAAAAATTTAGCTATGGTAAATGCTCAAATTACAGCGTGGAATCATGAGAGACATAAATTAGTAAAACAATTAAAAGAATTGGTAGGTGCATAAAATGAATAAAAGGCAAGCTAAAAAATTAGAATTAAAGAACGAAATAAAAGACATACAAAAAGATTATAAATTACAAGATAAAAAAATAGAAGCCTTAAATATGAGAGGAGATAGTTATTTTGAAGAGACTAAAAAATTAATGGAGCAATTCAAAAAGCAAGAAAAACTCCTAGAAGCAACTAAAGATAGTTTTTCTAATATTTTACAAGCTCAAACACATTTAGAACTTGAGAATAGCAAAAGAGCAGATGAAATGAAGAATATTATAGAAAATCAAAAAGAACGAATCCATAAGCTAGAATATAGCGTATTTGGAATGGCAATTTTAATGATAATAGTATTTGTTTTAGAGGTGGTTAAGTGGTTAGTATAAGAAAAATAAAAATGTTAGAAAGAGCTTTGATGATTTGTTCAGGAGTAGTTATTGTTTTTACAATTGGAGTGATTGTTGGGATATACACTTCTAGTATGAATTTAGAAAAACTTGCTAATGAAAACATCAAACAACAACAAACTATCCAGCAACAAAAGGAAAGAATTAGAGAGTTACAACATATGAAACAACTTAAGGAGATTTATGGATAAACAAAGATATCATTTAACAATTAAATTGTATAACGGTGAAAAGATTGAACATATAGTAAGTGAAAGTACTATTAATCATTTATTAACAGTTTATAAAAATTATAAAAAAAGATATAGAGTAATACAGGTTATTAAATTAGAAAGAAATGAAATAAATATTGAGGATATAGATTATTTCATGTGGCATGCGATTATGGAGGAGAAATAAAAATGGCAAAGTATTGGGAACATCTAAAGTATCATGAAGATACAGTGGTTAAAGAAAAATTAAGTAATGATGATATTAAATTCTTAAAGGAATTACAAAAAGAATTAAATACAGAAGACAACGCAGGAACAGCTAGCCCTAGATACTGGGTAATTAGACAACCAGAGAGAATATACAATCTAGATGAAGATGAAGCTAATTATTACATGTTTATAGATGAATATGATCATCAGGAATTGTCATTAGATGATTTAAAAGTAATGCTAGAAGATACAGATGATGATAATTTAAAAAGTGTTGAGGTAAAAGATGGAGTATTAACTTTTGAATATTTTGATAAATATCTAGAAAAGATTGAAACATACGATATAGATTTTAATAATTTGTATACAGATGGAAGAGATAAGATATTAGAACTATTAGAGTTTGAAGTAAGAGTTATTTATTATAGTGAGCTAGATGTAACTGTAGATAATTGTATGTTTTTAACTCAAATAGATGCTGAAAATCATTTAAGAGCTAATGACTACCATTACCATGAAGAAGCGAGAACTTACTGTATGCACGGATGGAGAAATCCACGTTTTGAAAGACTAATTAAAATTTTATCAAAAACAGATTTTGATAGTATACTGGAGAAAAATTAATGGAGAATGAACCACAAACAATTTTAGAAGCAGTAGAAAATTTAAAAAGTAAGATAAAAAAAGGATTATCAAAGTATCATAGAAAATTATTAATAAGTTGGTGTATTGCATATATAATAGTGTGTTTAGTAGCTTGGATATTTTTTATGTACAAGATTTTAGGAGGATAGAAAATGATAAAACAACCAAAAGTATATATTAAGAGTTTAGATATGGTATTGTCTGTAAAAGTGATTAATTACCATGAAAAGATGGTTGAAGTATATTTTAATGATAATGCAGATAATGTACCTTATAATTTTGATGAAGTTGAATTTATTTACAGTACAGGTATTAAAGATAAAAATGGGAAAGAAATAGAACATGGAGATATTTTGAAAACAGAGTGGGCAGGTATTCTTCCTATAAAATTTCATAATGTTTATGGTTTTTATGCAGTTAAAGAAAATGATAAATATTGGTTTGCAGAAGAAACAGAGGATGAAGTTAATGAAACATTATCAAAAACTGAAGTAATTGGTAATATTTACGAGAATAGAGATTTATTGGAGGACTAAAAGATGAACAAAAAAAATGGTTAAATGTTGAATTTAGAGTTATGTTTAATATGCCAGTAGATGAAGATTTTGATATAGAAGAACTATCTGAAGAAGAATTGGAAGAGTTAGCGTGTGATTATTTCTTTAATGATAGAGGATATGATACAGCCGATTATTATGATTTTGAATTTTATGATTAATGGAGGACTAGAAATGACTAGCGAAGAATTAGAGCGAGAAATAAAACGATTAGAAGAACAAATAGAAGATCAAATTAATATCTTAAGAAGTAAGTTCTTGGAGAGTGAGGCGAATAAAAAGCTTTACGAAGTGAAAGTGCCAGAGGATATAGAAAATTATTATTATGTTGATGAATTAGGAGGAATATATTTAGTCAAAGAAATATTAAATTTTGATGAATATGAATATGAGCTGATATATCAACGTGGATTAGCTTTCAAAACTAGAGAAGAAGCTGAAAGATACGATAAAGAAAGACAACTAATACAAAAAATAAAAGATTGTGCGAAAAAATACAATGGAGGATGGATACCAGACTGGGAAAGTTTCGAGAGTATATATCGTGTAGGTTATAATCATAAAACAGATTTTTTTGAATTCGGTAAAGTTCGGCATTATCAAGACTTCACTAAACTACCTTATTTCAAATCAGAAGAAATAGCGAGAGAATTTATCGAAGTGTTTGGAGAAGAAATAAAAGAGGTGCTTTGCTAATGGATGATAAACAATTCTTATATCTTACGATAGAAGTTAGTGAGAATCAAACAGTGGAACAGGTGGTTAAAGAAGTAGTTGACGAGATAGAAAGTTATAATTGGCACGTTGTAGCTTATGATTTAAACCCGCATGAATTATACGAAAACAGATATTTGATGACGGTATATATGGAGAAGGAGGAATAGAATGACTAACAGAATATATTTAGCATTAAATTATAAAGATGCACAAATTATAAAACATGCATTACAAGAATATGTTAAGAGATCAGACGTAAAGAATAAAACAGATATTGAAGAAGAAGTAAATCTATTTAAAATGAAAAATGGAATAGGACAGGAGAAAACGAGTGTATAGATATATCAGATTTTATGAATCAATAATAAAAGAATTAGATTTAGAATCCACTAGTAAATTCACAGAAGAAGAGAATAGAACATTTTGTTATGTCTATAAGCAGTTGAAGAAAAATGATTGTGTAATGTCGATTGAAGATGCAGAAGAACTTAAGGATTTGATTAGCTTTGATTTAGAGAAACATATTTTCTGTTATCTAAAAAAAAGATGTGAAATTAATGAGTTATTAAGAGTTGACAAAAAACTTGAAGATGCGATCGAGCTTAAAATAAAAGAAACTAGAACAAAAGGAGCAACAAAGTTTAATACTTTATTAGCCAGAAGAATATTGAATAAAGCTCAAGGCAACTATATAAAAGCTATATATCTTAGAAGACTTGAAAAGATTCTAGGAGAATCACTAGAATCTTGTATTATTTCTAAGTATGATACAGCTACTAAACAAAATAAAAAGATAGTAAAAGATAGATATAGGAATATTATTCATGCATTAGCTAGAAGATTAAGCAACTACTACAATTATGGATACTCAATTAATTATGATCAAAAAACACTATTACTAGAAAAAAACAATGTAGTATTAGTATACTGGATAGATGACAAGGTGTATGAAAATAGAAAATATTTATTTGATTTGAATGAGAATGTATCAACCATGGCAATCTTATTAGATAGTCATTATAAAAGTTTATTTGGTGAAAATTTAGTGTAATGAACTATTTAATCTATAGATAAAAAAAGATATAATAAACATTGAGCTGGAAATGTTTTTGACGTGTGGTTATTTAGACAAGAGATGACTTTAAAAATAACATTAAGTGTCCTTCAAAGTAAAAGCAGTAGTGTTGATATCCAGCTCTATCAACACAGCAAAGGAGATTAGATGAGAGAGTTTAACTATACAAGAAACGATGTAGATTATTATTTGGAAGCAAGACACAAGATTAAAAGACAGTTGAATATATATTTAAGAGATAAGTTAAGTAGTATAGATGATAACAAAACTAGTAACAATACTTTCACAAATGCTAATGAGAATAATTTAGTTAATAAACTTTCTGATTATGATTTCGAAAAAGATAGTTATGCATTGAAATGTATTGAGAAATTCGAAGAGCAATTAGTAGATGTTAGAGATAGAAAGATACTTAAGTTTAAGTACACTTACAATCTAACAATAGATGAAGTAGCAGAAGAAGTATGTTATCATACCAGAACAGTAGAAAGAAGAATACAAAGCTTTAAAGACAAATTATATAATATTATGAATGATAAAGATTTAAGAGAAAGAGCTTAAATCTTTTTTATTTTTCACAAAACTATTGACAATTTATAATACATGTATTATAATAAAAATATGAATTAAGAGAGGAGGAAAAAGCTAGATGGTAAAAATAAAAAAGCCAAAAACAATAAAGTTTGAATTGACGGTCAACTTGCTTGTTTTTAGCTTTAAAATAATTTTTGAATATTAGGTTTAAGAGACTTCGGTCTCTTACCTAATTACCATTATAGCATAAGCATTATGAAAAAGGAATATAAAATAGGTAGATTGAAAATAAATCTGGAGCTTAAGAAAAATACTTTTAATGATTTTTTAATCGCAATTATTATGTATCCTATTTTAGGAATATTAATATATTATTTTTTCTTTAGATAAAATAATATATAAAATAAAGGAGAAAATAAAATGTCAGAAACTAAAACATCAGAAGCACAAAAGAAAGCAAGCAAAGCATACTATGAAAAGAATAAAGAACGTGCTTTAATGAATAATAGACGAACAGCAGCAAGAACGTTTGTTAGACATTATGCTACTAAAGAAGATATGGAAAAGCTAATAGAGATTTTTAATAATGAAAATCCTAATTCAAAATAAAAGTTGTCGGAAATGTCGGGTTTGTCTATGATATAATATTAGTATCCAATACTACATAATTATTAATACAAGCGTATATAGTATACGAATATTAAGAGATAGTTTAACAGCTATCTCTTTTTATTTTGGAAATAACTTAAGAAAGTATGAACAGTTATGAAAGAATGTAAGCATCATAATTGCAGAACACTTATTAAACGTGGTGCATATTGTGATATACATAAACAAACACAAAGTAAATATTACAATGAACAAAGAAAGAATGATGATGCAATGAAGTTCTATCGCTCGAAGGAGTGGAGGGATACAAGGCAAGAAGTTCTTAAAAGAGATTGCTTTACTTGTGCCATGTGTGGTGGCACTGCTAACCTAGTACATCACAAGGTGGAAGTAAGGACAGACTGGAGCAAGAGGCTAGAGATGAGCAACCTTGAGTCGGTGTGTCGTAACTGCCATAACAAGATAGAGCATTATAAATAGGATTTTATCAAGCCTTTTGGGAAATATTTCCCAGGGATACCCCCCTGAAAAAATTTGAAAAATAATTTTTGCTTACGAGCGGGCGTTCCTTTTTTGCACGCAAAATGCGTTTAATTATTTTTTCCAAATGAGATTTTTTTAGGAAGGTGGTGATACTTTGGCAAGAAAGGCTGAACCTATGTCATTAAAGCTTTTAGGAGGTAATAGACAGAGGTTATCAAAAGAGAAAATAGAGGCACGAAAAATAGAAGAAAATAAGCTAAAATTATCAAAAGATAAATTGAAGCCTCCGAAGTGGCTCGGAGATTTAGCGAAGAAAGAATTTAGATATATTGTCAGTCAGACAGATTCTATAGATCTTTTAAATAATCTAGATGTTCATGTTCTAGCTGTTTATTGTGATACTTATGAGAAGTATGTGGAATGCAGTAGGATTATTCAAGAAGATGGATTAATCACAGACAAAGGTTACACAAAAGAAACAGAGAGAGTTTTAAAACGTGGCTCTAAAACAGTTGAGAATGAAAGGACAGTAGATTATTCTATGGGCCAACATCCTCTATTAATTAGGCAGAAAGATTTATTTAATATCTTACGTTCACTTCAATCTGAAATTGGATTAACTCCAGTAGCTCGTGCTAAAATCGCTATGGATAAAGCATATGAAGAATTGCCAAAAGATTCTGTTCATGAAAGGTTTGGTAATATCTAATGTTAAAAAATGCAATGAAACAATGGGCAGAAGAAGCTGTTAACGGTGAGCGTTTAGTTTGTGAAAAAGAGAAATGGGCATGTATGAGATTTCTTAGAGATTTAGAAAGAGAGGGAACTAAAGAGTTTCCTTTTATTTTTGATGAAGATAAAGCTATGAGATTTCTAGAGTGGATGTCGTTATTTAAACATACTAAAGGTAATTTGGCAGGTAAGAATATTGATCCTGCACCTATTCAAATTTTTAACTGGTCAAATATTTATGGATGGATTCATATAGAAACTGGCTTAAGAAGATTTAGAAAATTTTATTATCAAGTAGCAAGGAAAAATGCTAAGTCTCAAGATGTTTCTTGTTGTTTATCTTATGAGATATCTGCCTTTGGTGAACCTTCAAGTGAAGCTTATATTGGAGCTACTAAAAGAGATCAAGCGAATATTGTTTTTAAAGAAATAAAAGCACAATTACAAGGTAGTAAAGTTAGGAATAAATTTAAGATTACTAGAAGCTTAATAGAACATGAGCGAAGTAATAGCTATATTATGGCTTTATCCAGAGATTCTGGAAAGACTGCAGATGGATTTAACCCTCAAGTAGGGGCAATGGATGAGTATCACGCACATCCTACAGATGAGATTTTAGAAGTTATTCAATCTGGGCAAGGTGCAAGAAGTCAGCCATTAATCGTTATTATTACAACCGCTGGATTCAATTTAAACAGCCCATGTTACGCTACAGAGTATGAATATGTTTCTAAATTATTAGATCCTAATAGTCCTGTAGAAAATGATACTTACTATGCTATGGTTTGTGAGTTGGATAAAGGTGATGATATCAAAGATGAAAGAAATTGGATTAAAGCTAATCCTATCCTTGCAAGCCATGATGCAGGTATGACATTCTTAAGAGATAGACTAAAAGAAGCAATTGATAAACCTGATACAATGACTAAGTTTCTTACTAAGAATATGAATATTTGGGTAAATGCTCCAGAAAATAAATATATGGATATGGAGAAATGGAAGCTGTGTGAAGTATCTGATGATGAATTAGAGGGTAAACCTTGCTTTGTTGGTGTCGACTTATCAAAAAGATTAGACTTAACTGCAGTAACTTCAATATTTGTACTTGGTGAAGGTAAGTATGCAGTTAGAAGTAAAGGATTTATGCCAGAGGAAATGCTACAACAAAGAATGAATACTGATAGAGTAAACTATAGTCTTTGGGTAGATGAAGGTTGGATAACAACCACTCCAGGAGAAGTTATTGATTATGATTTCGTTATTGACTATATAGAAAGCTTAAGAAGTAAGTATAGTATTCAAGAAGTATGTTATGACCCTTATAATGCAACTCAATGGGCACAATCAATGGAGAAACTAGGATACTTAATGATTGAAGTTAGACAAGGTGTTTTAACTCTTAATGAACCTACAAAACACTTTAGAGAATGTGTCTATGAGCAAAAAATACACCATGATGGAAATAAAGCTTTAACTTGGTGTTTAGGAAATGCAGTTACAAAAGCTGATGCACAGGATAATATCATGTTAGATAAGAAAAAATCTACTGATAGGATAGATATGGCTGCTGCTGGTATTTTTGCTTTTACTCGTGCTATGTACAGTGACAATATCGGATATGATCTAAATGAAGAAATAAGTAAAGGAGCGTTTAGTTTCTAATGAAAAAGTTAATAAGAATATTAATAGGAGTTCTATTCCTTTTGAGCCTCGTATCATTTGTGTATGCAGGCTTTTTATTATGCAAAACATTAGGATTTGTAGTGTTGGGAGTGGTTCTAATGCTATGTACTTATGTTTTAGATACTAATTTAGACACTTAGGAAGGAGGTGAAAAATGAGGATGATATTTAGAAATAAGACACCAACAGGTAGCGAAGTTGAAAGTGATTTAAGAAATCCTGCTGATTGGTTTCTCAATTTATTTAATAATCGAGGAAACAATGTGACAGAAGAAAGTGCTATTAGTACTTCAGAAGTTTATAGTTCAGTAAAAGTTTTAGCTGATGATTTAGCAAAGTATCCATTGAATTTACTTTATGACAATAAAGGAACTGTAGAGAAAGCAAAAAATCATAGTGTGTATAGTTTGTTAAAAGACCAACCAAACAAAAACATGACTAGCTTTGAATGGAAACATTTAGTAATGACACAGTTAAATCTGTGGGGAAATAGCTATCATTATTTAGAGATTGGAAGAAATGGTCAAGTAAAGGAGATTGTTCCGTTAGATCCTAGAGTTACAAGCGTACTATATCATGCTGAAACTAACACAGTAACCTACAGAACAATGTATAAAGGCAAACAAGTAATTTTGAATAGTGATGAATTACTACATTTTAAAAATTTATCTATTAATGGCTTGATAGGACGTTCTCCTGTTCAAGTATTGAGAGAAAGTATTCAAGGAAACCAAAAAGGACGAGAAATGGCATCTAACCTCTTTAAAAGAGAGGGTATCCCATTAGCTATATTGAAATCTACAAGAACACCATTGACAGCTGAAAATAAAGAAACAGTTGCTGAATCATGGAAAAAGCATCTTGAGAATAATAATGTAGCTATTCTGAATCCAGATATTGATTATCAAAGTGTTGGAATTCCACAATCTGATGCACAGTTTATCCAAACTATGAAATACAACAAGGCTGAAATTGCTAGTATTTTTAAAGTGCCACCATATAAATATGGCGATTACAGTGGATTAACCCATTCTAACGCTTTATCACAATCAATGGATTATGTAAAAAATGTTATGTTGCCATACGTAACAAATATAGAGGCAGAATTAAATACTAAAATTCTAACAGATTTAGATAGAAAAAGAGGCTATTATTTCAAGTTCAATATGGAAGCTGAATTAAGAGCAGACCAAAAATCACGAGCAGAATTTTATGAAAAAATGCAACATGTTGGAGTTTATACAATCAACGATATATTACGTTCAGAGGATATGTCAACAATTGATAATGAGTATGGTGATATGAGATTTATGTCATTAAACTATGCTCCTATCGATACAATCAAAGAATATCAAATGTGGAAAGCAGGAGCAAGAGGTAATGAACAATTGGAAGATGAAAGCCTTAAATGAAGATAAGGCGGAAATTTATATCTATTCAGATATCGGTTATGACTGGTGGGAAGATAAGTCTTCAGCACAACTATTTGCTGAAGAGTTAAATGCATTAGGTGATGTTAAATACATTGACTTACATATTAATTCAAATGGTGGAGATGTGTTTGATGGACAAGCCATTCATAGCTTAATAAGACACAATAAAGCATATGTGACAGCATATGTTGATGGTTTAGCAGCTTCAATTGCAACTGTAATTGCAATGGGAGCTGACAAGGTAGTTATGCCTAGAAATGCCATGATGATGATTCATAATGCATGGACTGGAATGTATGGAAATGCAAATGATTTAAGAAAGATGGCAGATGATTTAGATCACATTAATGACAGTATAGTTAGTACTTATTTAGCTAAAGCTAAAGATAAGACTACAGAAGAAAAAATCAGAGATTTGATGGATAAAGAAAGTTGGTTAAATGCTGATGAATGTTTAGAGCTAGGATTATGTGATGAAATAGCAGAGCCAGTAAAAATGGCAGCTTGTTTAACTAAAGAACAGGCACATAAATTTAAAAATGTTCCTAAAGAATTAATAAAAGATAATTATGAATTTCAAACGGAACGAGCAAAGCAATATTTAGAATTTTTGGAGGTTCAATAAATGAATAATAAAAAATTAAGAGAGTTATTACAATTAAAAGCAGAAAAAGTAGAAGCTGCAGAAACAGCCATTAATAATGGTGATAAAGAATTAGCTAATTCTTTAGTCGCAGAGATTAAAAATTTAACAACTGAAATTGATCTTATTCAAAATTTAAATAGTTTAAAACATGATGATAAAGCAGTTGATATGACAATTGAAAACAAAGTAGAAACTGGAGTACAAGCATTACAAAAATATATTAAGACTGGTATAGTAGATGCTGCCGGGCCATTAAAAGAATCAACAGATGAGAATGGTGGATATTTAGTTCCTGCAGATGTTCAAACAAAAATTAATGAATATAGACGTTCATTTACATCATTAAGAGATTATGTAGATGTTCGTAACGTAGTTGTCCCATCAGGTAGTGAAGTATATGAAAAAACAAGTCAGCTTACTCCATTAACTAATATTACTGAACTGACAGAAATTGAAGAAATTGTTGGTTCAACTTTTGAAAAGATTTCTTATCAAGTAAAAAATTATGGAGGTATTTTACCAGTATCAAGATTCTTATTACAAGACACTCCAGAAAACTTATTAGCTTATCTAGCTAAATGGTTCACGAGAAAACAAGTTGTTACTGAAAATAAAGAAATTTTAGAAGTATTAAATTCATTTGAGAAAAAAGCTATTACTAAGGTTGACGAAATTAAAACAGCTATGAACGTTACATTAGATCCAGTATTCCTAGCTAATACTAAATTTATCACTAACCAAAGTGGATTTAATATTTTAGATACATTAAAAGATAAAAATAATAATTATCTACTTCAACCAGTGGTAAATGAACCAACTAAACGTTTATTATCAGGAAAAGAAGTAGTTGTATTACCAGATACACATTTCCCTAAAGAAACAGACGGTTCATTCCCATTATATGTAGGTGATTTACATGAAGCAGTACGATTATATTCACTAAATGGTTTAGAAATTCTATCTACAGATGTTGGTGGTAAAGCATTCACACGTAATTCATACGACACACGTTTAATCACTAGATTTGATGTTAAACCTGTAGACAAAGAAGCAGTAGTTAAATTAACATTTACTAAAGATTTAGCAATGGCAGTGCCATTAGGATAGGCTTATGTTTGATATTTCAGATGATTTATTAAAACAATTCAAAGATAAATTACATATACTTCATGATGATGAGGACGACAATCTAAAGAGGTTGTTGTCTTTTTCTTATGAAATTCTTTGTGAAAAATGTGGTTTTTTTGATATTGCTAATAATGAGCAAGGAAAATCATTAGTGTTTGAGAGAGCAAGGTATGAATACAATGATAAATTAGAATATTTTGACACTAATTTTTTAGGTGAGATGTCAAGTCTATTAATAAGAATTGAAAAAGAGAGGTACAGATAAAATGGTTAAAGTAAAAGCATTACAAGTGTTTGAAGATTTATATACAGGTACAGTTTATAAACCAGGTGACGTTTTGGAAATTACAAAAGCAAGATATGATGAATTCAAGAAAAATCTATCAATTTATGGTGGAGAGTTCTTAGAGTTAGTTGAAGAAGAAACAGCGCCAGTAGAAGCTGTAGAAACTGAAACTAAAGAAGAAGTTAAGGAAGCTCCAGTAGAAGAAACTGATGAAGCAAAACAAGATTAGTCAATCTTACAATGATGGAATAGTAAGGTTTATTAAATATACTCATACAAAAGATAAATTCAATACTAAGTTATCTGATAAAACTGAAGAGGAAATCAGAAAGTTTTGGTTCAGATATTTAGGTGTAACAGCTAATGAAAAGTATCAATCTTTACAGGTAGATACAGAAGTTTCTACAAGGATTGCTATTAGGTTGTTTCACAATATTAATGACTATTTGTTAAGTGATCTTTATGTGATTATAAAAAATAAATCTTATGTTATTTCAAGAATTTATCATAATCATGTAAAAAATGAAACTGAATTATCGTTGGTAGAGGTGATTAGAAATGACCATTAAGGAATTAATATTTCAAATCATAACTGATATGGAATTAAATATTCCATATTCATATGGATTTAGTGAAGAGACAGATTTCCCAAAAATAGTATATTTTCACGTAAATACGACAGAAAAAAGACTTTCTAACAAAAAGAAAATTAAACACCATGTATATCAATTAAATTTCTATGATCTAGTGCCACATGATTTAGACAGTTCAGAAATTTTACAAAAAATACAAAACTCATTAGAGGATAACACAAAATTAAATACTGGTTCTTGGCAAGAAGTAATTGATGTGAATGCTGATAAAAAAGAAAATCAATTCATGTATTACCTGGAGATTTACTCATGACAAAAGAGTTTGGCTTTAGTGGAGCAATTGCTAAGTTAAATAAGATTAGTAGTAACGCTAAATCTATTAATAGCATAGTAGAAAAAGAAGCAGAAGAAATTAAAGATGATGCGAAAAAAATTGCTACAAGCAAAGGTTTAAAAGTAACTGGAGCTGGTGTTGAAGGGATTATTACAAAACATGCATTATATGAAAGTACGGTAGGTTGGGCAGGTAGGCCCAATCTACATTTATATTTCCATGAGGTAGGATTTCATGCTGGATTTTCTAAAGCTACTAGTAGAGAAAGACGTGGTAAGCGTGCAAGAAGATATAAAAAAGGCAGTAGAAAATATGTTGCCCCTAAGCCACATATTAGACCTGCAGCATTACAACACAAAGATTCATTTGCTAAGAAAGTTAAAGATAAATTATTAAATAAATAGGAGGAACTGAAATGACAGTAACTAAAGAGAGAGTAGACGGAGCATTACTAACAGGTATTGGTGCTGGATATTTACAAAAAGTAAAAACAGAAGCAACTAGTGAAAGTGGATTAACGTATGAGGACAAAACATACGAAGTATTTGCAATTGATAAAGTAGCTTTTAAAGGACAAAAAAAAGAGAAGTCGGTATATCTATCAAATAATAAAATTCGAGATATTGTTAAATTCTCAAGTGTAGAGATGACTGTAGATATTGGATTCTTCCCAGAAGGTTTCGTAGAAGAAATGAGTGGAATGGTTAAACTAGCTAATGGTGTATTCGTTCAAGGAGACAGCCCTAAATATAAACAGTTTAGATGGTCGTTCCCTGTTACAGACGAAAACGGAAATGAAATTATCTACAACTTCCCTGTTTGCCAACTAAAAAATCCAGATTTCAATGCAGAGACAGAAACTGATGAGAAAAAAGAAAATATTTCACAGGTTACTATTGAGGCATTCCCAGTAATTGGAAGTGATAATAAATCTGTGTACGCTAAAATTGACTTACGTACAACTAATTTATATGATCGTGAGAAATTATTATTAAATGGTTTCTATGATGCAGCAACTTTAAAAGCTTGTATTAAAGAAGGTCAAACAGATTCTACAGTAGTCCCTAGAGGATAATAAATAAGATTAAAGAGCCGACACAAGTTGGCTCTTTTTTGGAGGTAATAAATGAGTATTTTTACAAAAAATATAGAGACTTTTAAAACAGATATTCTTGGGTATGAAGTTGAATTAAGATGTAATTTAGCAGTTTGGTTACATTTAGAAGCAGACTTTGGCATTAAACAAGGTGATTGGGTAGATGTTATTACTAAAGAAAAAAATATAGCAATTGCTAAGTTTTTAGTATCAATTTTGAAAGCTAATAAGTTAAAAACAACACTTGAGGAGGTTTTAGAAAATGTTACTGATACTGACTTGGAAGTATTTCTTATAAAATATCAAGAAGCTATGTATGGAGACCAAACAGCAACATTACTTCAAATGTTAGGAATTACTGATGATAGCGAAATGGGAAAGAGTTTTTTAGAAAAACAGGTAGAAGACCTAGTTCCTACACAACCAAAAGTAGTGAGCAGGAATCCGAAGAAAGCCAAGAAGAGACACAAGAAATAATAGATTGGGATGATTTATTTTATAAGTGTAGAACTTGGTTCAACATGACTAAGGATGAATTTATGTATGATTATTCATTCGACTATATTATTTACATGATAAATAGATATATTAAAGAAAATTATACAATAGATGATTCTGAAGAAGAAGGCATGCGAGTTACTAACATAAGTAATGTACTGTAGGAGGTAAAAATGGCAAATTACATGGATAAAGTCGGTGTCATACTGACTGCAGAAGGTGTAGGTTCTTTTACCTCTGCTATTAAGCAAGGTGAAAATGCCTTACGACAACTTCAAGCAGAAGCTAGAAGGAATATAGCTTCATTAGGTAGTGGTGCGAAAGCATACGATATCTACAAGGCAAAGATGAGTGGATTAACTACTCAAATGAAGCAATCAGCAAGTAATGTTAATAGTTTAAAAGATAAATATGATGCTTTAAAAAAATCTACTAGTGAAATACCTAAAGAGATTGAAAAGTTATCGAATGCTTTCAGGCAAAAACAATCAGTTTTAAAGACAAATGGAACGTTGTTACAAAGTCAAAAGGAGCATTTAAAACACTTAGAAAGCACTTATGGTAAGAGTAGTGCTGCTGTTCAGAAATATAAAGAAACAGTAGCAAATACAAGCAAAGCATATAAGAAGACTGAACAGGAAGTCAAAAGCCTTGAAATGCAAATTAAAGGCTTAAATAGTACGTTAAGTACTCAACAGAAAGAATTAGGAGCATTACCAACTAAAATAGCGAACGCTGAAACAAGCTATTTTAAATTAAGAGATGCAGTCGAGAAAACTCATACTGCATTTAGAAATAGTGGTGGTAGGTTAGCTGATACAGCTCAAAGATTTAATGATGTTGGTACTAGAGCACAAGTTTTAGGACAGAAGATGTCGGGAGTTGGTGACGGTTTAACAAGAGCTACTGCTGGGATATCTTCTGGAATGTTATTAGCTGCTAGAAGTGCAATCAATTTTGAAAGTGATTTTGCTGGAGTAATTAAGACTGTAGATGCAACACCACAACAATTAGATAAGATTAGACAGAGTTTCTTAAATCTTTCTACAGAAATCCCTGTTAGTGCAAATGAATTAGCAAGAATCGGTGAAGTAGCTGGGCAGTTAGGTATTAAAACTGAAAACATAGTTGATTTCACAAAGACTATTGCAGATTTAGGAGCTACTACAAACTTAAGTAGTGAAGAAGGTGCAGCAAGCTTAGCTCAATTCATGGCTGTAATGGGAACAAGTCAAAGTAGTATTAGAAATCTAGGTTCTACATTAGTAGAATTACGAAATAACTTTGCTACTAATGAAAAATCTATTGTAGAAATGTCACAACGACTTTCTGGGATGGGTAAACAAACTAATATGTCAGAGGCTGATGTATTAGGATTAGCGGCTGCAATGAGTACTGTTGGTATTGAAGCAGAAGCTGGTGGTAGTGCAATGACACAGGTTATGACAAAAATGCAAAACGCAGTAATGTCAGGTGGAGAAAACTTAGGTAAGTTTGCTAAAGCTGCTGGAGTTAGTGCTAGTGAATTTGCTAATGCATTTAATAATCGACCTGTAGAGGCACTTGGATTAGTTCTTAAAGGTCTTAAGAATGTAAAAGAAAGTGGGGGTAATGTTAACGATGTACTGGCATCATTAGGTGTAACAGGTATTCGTGAAGCTGATGCCATGAAGAGACTTTCTGGAGCATTAGATGGTGATAGTGGATTAGGTAAAGCTTTAGAAATTGCTAATAAAGGATGGAGAGAAAATTCAGCATTAACTAAAGAAGCAAGTATCAGATACCAAACAAGTGCTAGTAAAATTCAAATGGCTAAGAATGAAATTCAAAAAATGGCTATTGAAATGGGAGCACAATTATTACCTAGATTGGCAGAAGTATTGCAACATTCTAAACCTGTAGTAAAAACATTAGGTGACATGATGTTATGGTTTAGTAAATTGCCACCAACTGTTCAATTAGCTGTGTTAGGTATGGGCCCTTTCCTATCTGTTTTAGGTAGATTAACAACTGGTGCAGGTGCAGGAGTTAAGAGCATAGGTACTCTGATTCAATGGTTAGGGAAAATCAGAACTGGTAAAGCAGTAGCTGATGTTGCCAAATTAGGTACTGAAATTGCTGGAGTAGGAACTAAGGCTGCAACTACTGGAAGCATGGCTTCTATGTTAACTAATCCATATGTTGCAGGAGCTGCATTAATTGGAGCTGCTTTTGTCGGATTAGGATATGGAATATATCGTGAAATGACAAAAGACAGTAGAAATCATGAAGCATCCGTTGAACAAACTAATGGAAAATACAAAGAGTGGTATGATCAAGTGATTAAAGGTGCAACACAATCTGGAAGTGCAATCGATAGATTAAAAGGTGATGTTCAAAGTAATAGTAAAGCCATAGTAGAGGAAACTGAAAAGATTAAAAAAGCTAATACATCAATCATGGAAAGTCTTGATAAAAACTTTAAAGAAGGTAGTTGGTATTCATCTGATGGAGAAATCAGAAAGAAACTAAAAGAGAATCTGTCTTTAAGCGATGAAGATGTGAATGAGATTGAAGCTAAGTTTAGAAACTATGGAATTATGTTAGGTAATTCATTATCAAGCATTCAATCAAGCTATCTAGAGAATAAAACTATTACAGCAGATTATGCAATGGCACAAATTAAGACTATTAATGATTTAACATTATCTACTGTTGAAGGTATTGAAAAACGTAGAAGAGCTGAAATGGATAGATTAAATGCACTTAAAGCACAGGGATTAATTGAGGAAGCAGAGTATAAAAAACAAGCAGAAGTTGTAAAACAAACTTTTGATACTCAAATTAATTCAGCAAAAGAAGCACAGGGAAGAATTAAAGAAATTCTATCTAATGCTGCAAAAGATCATAGAAGTTTAACAACTCAAGAGATGAATGAAATAGAGAATCTCTATAAAAGATTAGGTAAAAGTGCTGTAGAGGCTGCAACATCTAGTAAAGAAGCTCAAGAACTTCTGAAAAAGGGAATGGAAGAAACAGCCTTAGCCGCTAAAATTGCTGCATTAAAACAAATTGGATTGATTACTGACACTAAAGAAGAATACATTAATAATTTAGGTTCTATTGAAGCTAAAGTAAAAGAAGTTAATGAAATTCTAAATAATTGGACTAGTCACTCCGATATCAAAGCCATAGGAATTAAATTTGAAGGTCACGATCTTGTATTTAATTTCAAAAGCGATTATGAACGACTTATGGCATTACCAGATATAATGAAAGCAATAACTATTGCTGAAAGTCAAGGTCGTACTATTAAGATGACTAAAGAAGATTTAGAATGGTTGGATAAGAAAGGAATACATCCTAAAAATGTTGAGATTGTAGATAAAGCAAGTCTGCCATTAGATAATATCAATGGAAAAATAGATACATTTAAAAATGCTAGTTTACCGCCTAAATCAATTATGTTAAGAGATGAGGGAAGTAACAGTATAGATAATGTATTTAAAAAGGTTTTAGATTATAATGCACAAGCTGTTAATGAAAAAAATCTAAAAGTTAATGATAATGCAAGTCAACCAATTACAGATGCACAAGGGAAGTTAGATTTATTTAACGGAACAAATCCTGTTAATAAGAATTTATCAGCTAGCGGAAATGCTAGTCCATTCACACAAGATGCTACAGATAGAGCGAATGTGTTCGCTGCAACTAATCCAGCAACTAAGAGTATCATGGCTCAAGGTAATGCTACACCATTCACTGATGCAGCAACAGCAAGTACTGAAAGATTCAACGCAACACCTACACCTATAAAACAATTAGAAGCCAATGATAATATTACACATAAAGCAAATAGTGCAGCAGGAGCGATTAACGCTATTCCAATAGTTGTCACTACAACGTGGAACTTTATTAAAAACACTATTAGTAGATTTATTGGTGGTGAACATGCTACTGGTGGACACATAGGAATGCATGCAATGGGTGGACATATTGGGATGTTTGCTACAGGTGGGAACATCAGTACAACTCAAAACTTACCACCAAAATATACAGGTATTGTAGGAGAAGCTGGCCCAGAATTATTCCAAGTAACAAGAAGTGGTGTGAACATTACACCATTATCAACAAGAGAGAAAATTAAAGGAATAAGTGGAACGTTAGCAGAACAATATGGAGCTAATAATCCTAATGTTAATATTACCATCAACGTGACAGGTAATAATATAAACAACAAAGAAGACATTGATACATTAGTAAAAGAGATTGAACAAAAACTAGTGAGATCTATGAAAGAATACAAAAATATGAGTTTTGGAGGTGGTAGAAATGTCGTTACATTATAATGAGCTAATCTTCAAAGGGAAGTCTACCGCCGATTTTCCCTTTGAAATTTTTGTGATAGAAAATGATGGAATTAATAAAGGGAAAAGAAAAGACAAAATATTCACATCAGATGATATGTCAGGAGGAATTGTAAGAACTTCTACAGCTTATGAGCTTGTAGAAAAATCATATAAGCTATTAATCCACAATGTAAAATTAAACCAAATCAATGAATTATTAGTGTGGTTAGAAGGTAGTGGAAAATTAATAGCTTCTGATAATCCTGGAAGATATTATGAGGTGTTAACTGTATCTGCAGTTAGAGCTAGACTAGGTGAAATAGATGAATATGAAATAGATGTAGTATTCACTTGTAATCCATTCTCATATAGTATTGCATCTGATATTAAAACTTACACAAGTAACGGAGTTATCAACAATGAAACCAATGTAATAATGTATCCTAAAATCACTCTATATGGAAATTCAACGAGTGGCACAACACTAACTATAGGAAATCAAGTAGTTAGATTAAAACAACTATCTGAAAAGCTAGTTATTGAATGCAAACAAGGTGAACAAAATGTATATGATAAGAACGGAAATCTATTAAATAGTGTAATGCTAGGAGCGTTCTTTGAGATTAAACCAGGAGTGAGTGGTATTGTTCTAGGTAATGGAATTACTAGGTTGGAAATAGAGTGTAGATGGGGGGCGTTCATTTAATGTTATGGTTATATGATGAATTTGAAACAGACTTTACTTATAACGGAATAGTGTTGAATAATGCTTATGATTCGGACATTCACTGGGTGTTGAATACAATGTATAAATTAACATTCAAATATCCAACTGTGGATAATGATCTATATTCATTCATTGAAAAAGGTATGATTGTAAAAGCTGATGAGCATGACAGGACAAACTTATTTAGAATTAAGGATATTGATATATCTGAAAATGATAAATGTATTACTGTCACGGCATATCAAAAGAACTATGATTTTAGTAAAAGGTTAGTGAATAACTTCGGAAGACTTCGTGTAAACTGTATGTCAGTACTTGATGAATGGTATTCAAACTTTTTATCTAGTGAAAAAGATTTCTCATATTATTCAGATATAAATGCTATTAATTCATTTGTATCACATAATGATGATGCTGATAATAAACTTAGAACATCATTTGAATTATTAGGAGAAATTGCTGATACTTATTCTGCAGATATTGATATGCATGATAAACAAATTAGCTTGTTAGAACGTTTAGGAAGAGATACTGAAGAAGTATTAACTACAGCTAAAAATATAAGTGAATTTGTTAATACTAGTAATTCTGATGAAATTGTTACTAGAATTTATGCTAGTTCAACTTTTAAAGTTGGTGATAAGTACGATAAAAAGGACTTACGAGAACAGCACAGACAACAATTAAAAGCCTTGAGAGAATCTCAAAAAGAATACTCACAAGGTAGAAATGCTGTTAAAAAAGCTCAACAAATGAAAGATGAAATAGCTAAAAGATACGCTAAAGAACTTGCTAAGAATAACAAGAAAGTAAAGCGTAGTGGTAAAGTAATTAAATCATATTCTCAAATTGAATCAGAAGTAAATGCTAAATATCAGGCAAGAGAGAGAAAATCTCAACAAAGAAAAGCTGAAAGTCAAGCGATAGCTGATAGAAAGAAAGCTGAAATTGAATCATTAAAAGCACAACAAAAAGAAGAACTAGAAGCATTAGATGAAGAAATTACTATTAATCTAATTGTAGAAAGTCCGTTGATTAATGATTATCCATTCATCAATGAAATAGCAGTATCCAACAATGATTTAAGAACTGCTGAAGAGTTAGAAGAATGGGCCATGGAATATTTCACAAAACAAAATATCGACAAGCCGAAAAACTCTATCAAGGTAACTTATGAACAGCTATCAGAAGATATCAACCGTGGTGACACTGTAATTTTAAAATATTTAAAATATGGCGTGGACGAAAGAATAAGAGTAGTTGAAACTCATTATGATCCAATGTTAAAAAAATGGAAAGAGTTTATTCTAGGTGAAAAAGAAGGTAGATTAGGTTCAGAAGTATCAAGTGCTAGTAGTGGAGCTATAGCTAAAGCTAACGCTTATACAGATATAATCACTATGGATATAGAACGAAAAGTCAAAGAACGTAGTGAAAATTATGACAAGCTGTTTAAGAAAAATACAGATGAAATCAATAAAAAGATTGAAGATGGATTTGAGAAAGCTAAGGCATCAAGTGAAGTAATAACAGCTAAGATTGATGAAAATCTAGAGAAAAAACTAGCACCTATTAGAAACCAAGTATCAACAACAGTAGAAAACTACAATAGGCAATTCCAAGCTACAAACTTAGAGATAAGCAAGAATAGAGTAGAAGCTACTAAGCAAATTCAAGCAGCTAATCTAGAAATAAGTAAAAATAGAGTAGAAGCAACAAAACAAATTCAAGTGTTATCTGATCGAGTTAACAACATGCAGGATATTTCTAGTAATTCAACAGTAGTTGAGTTAAAAAAATTAGTGAATGAAGCTAAAGAAACTGGGAAAAGTATAAATCAAAAAGTAACCGAGTTAGAGGGTAACGTAACAAGGGAATTTACTTCAGTTAAAACTAAAAATGAAAATGATTTAAAAGTTATCCGAGGAGAAATAAAAACTGGTGTAGATGGTTTAACTAGTAAAATCAGTTCCCTTGAGGAATATAAAAATCAAGATGGCACAAGAACTGAAAGCTTAAAACAATGGGTTCAGAGAGATACAGCTAGTCAACTAAGCCGTGAAAGAACTGAAATTAATAAAGTTATTGATAGTAAAGGTTTTGTAAAAAACACAGAGTTTTCTAGTAAGTTTACAGAAAATGCTAGAGGTATCACTAACCAATTAACAGCGTTAGAAAACTACAAAAATCAAGACGGAGTAAGAACAGCTAATTTACAAATTTGGGTTCAAAATAACACTGCTAACCAACTGACTGCTGAAAGACGTAGCATTGAAAGTTGGGTAGATGGCAAGGGTTATGCAACTACATCTGTTGTGGAAAATAAAGTTCAAGAAACAGCTAACAGTATTTCAAGAGAAATCAGAAATATTAGAGAAAGCATCCCTACAAGTGTTGGTGGTAGAAACTATATAACTGATAGTGATAAATTAACTAATATAAATTCAGGTGGCGCGAACTGGGAAAAAACAGTTGAAAACGGAACTTTAGTTTTTACTAAAGTTAGAGCTACTGAAAGTACTGGTATTTGGACACAAATTATGCCATTTTTGAAAGACAATTTTCAAAATGAAGTATTGACGTGGAGTGTAGACGTTAAAGCGAGTAAGAATATTTCTTTTAACAACGTGGGTCAAGAAACTAACGGTTTTAAGGGTAGAGTAGATGTTACCACACAATGGCAACGAATATCTCATACATTTACAAAC